AATTCAGCAACTAACCCGTTTGCATTTACAGAAATTACTAAGGTCTTACCCTCTGCATCTGTTACTTGGTAGTCACCTTCGGGAGCTGGTAACTTATTACCCTCCGCATCAGTAACGAAAATCGGAACGTCAATAGCTAAATCACCTTCGTAAGATAGAACAGTTCCATCTATAGCGGTTACTTCAGTAAATGACACCTCAACTTCTGCAACTGGCTCTACTTCAAAAGATGCTTTTCCAAACACTCTCTCGAAGAAAGTCTTTCCACTTACTTCTTGTTTTTTCATTTGTTGTTTATTATTTGATTTTAAATTTACTTGCATACGTTCAAAAATTCCTTCTACAGAAAACCCTTGAAATTTACCACTCTTAACTTCGTTCCATAGTTGGTTATCCTCTATTTTATAGGAAGCTATCCAAGTACCATCTTGAAGATTTTGTTTAGCAAATGCTAATGGAGGATTGATTCCTTTTTCAGAATCTACTAAATAACTTTCAAACATTGTAGCACCTTTAACAATATCTCTATTGTCGTGCATCCTGTTGACGTTATTACCAAATGAATTTCTAAAGAACTTTAATACTATTTGTTTGATTGTTGGAACGTCAAAGAATACTTGATGCTCTCCAATATCTGGTGAATTACGATAAATCAAAGTATTTGCACTCATCATTACACCAGTAACTATCCTTTGTTCTTCTGCAAAGTTGTAAGGTATAGCTTCGTTAAAAGAAACGAATGCCTTAAGATGTGCGGGAGTGTCAACAAAAGCGTTATAATCTACGCCTGTTTCATCATTCTCATTGATTGTTAACTTGTAAGTTGGTAACATATATATAAAATTACTAATTAAATGAATACTTTGTTAAAAAAATAACAATTATTTTTATTTGTTAACCTATTGTAGATATTACGTTTGTTTTTGCACTCTTATCCATAACGGCTTTTATCTCTGAATCTACAACCGAAACCTTGATTCCTGTAGAAGTATCAATGGCATTTAGCGTATTACTAGCCGTTCCTGATATTGATCCACTAGTATTGCTTGAAGTAGTCGGATTTGGTAAAGATGGAGCTGGAACACTTGGGGAAGTAGCACCACCGCCACCGCCACCGCCACCAAACGTTGCACTTGATATTTTTGCAATAGACGCTGCAGATGTTAATGCTGCTATAGCTGCGTATGCTGGTCCTGCAACCGCCCCGATTACAGGAATTGCAGCTCCCGAACTAAACGCTGCTAATGTAGCTTGTACACCTTGTATAACTGCTTGTGCTATTTGTAGCTTCTTATTAACCTCAAATTGATTTTTTGCTGCTTTTAATTCTTCTGCACTTCCTTTTTTAAGGTTATTTGATTTAATTGCAAAAGATAAATCTGAAAGAGCTTGTATTCCATTAAGTGCTTGTGTAGAAATTGAAACACCTGCATCTTGTATAGCTTTTTGGTTCTCTATTTCTTTGTTCTTAGAATCTTCGTTTATAGCATCAATCTTTTGCTTATGTTCAGCGTGTAGTTTCTGAATTTCACCATCTGTTAATGATTTATCTTGTAGTGCTTGTGCTAGTTCTAAGTCTGCTAGTTCAATCTTTGCTCCTTGTTCAGCTTCAAAATCAGCTCTAAGGTTTATTATCTTCGCTTCAATCCTTGCTTTTGCGTCTGTATTTTCTCTATCTAGTTTAGCTTTATCCTTTTCATTTTGTTGTGCTGCTATATCTGTTTTTAACGCTTCTAATTCCGTAGCCTGTCTAATCTCTAATTCCTGCATTAAAGCCGAATTTCTACCATACTTAGCAATTAGATCAGTAGTTTCTCTTTCATGTTGTGTGTTTAAAGCTGCTATTTGTCGAAGCCCAGAATCCTCTATGTTTTGGATAACTAGATCTTCCGTTAATCTTGTAAGTTCTAATAATTTTGCTTGATTATCTTTTTCGGCTTGTAATTTTTCAGCTTTTCTTTTCTCGTTATTCTTTTTTCGATCTTCTGCATTTTTTTCTTCTGAATCCCTTATTTCTTTTTGGTGTGTAGCTTCTAAAACTTTCTTAGCTTGTAAAGTATCTTTGTAAAGTTTGTATTGTTCTTTGTTCATTCCAACACCAAACTTTACTTGGTCCTCCAATAGTCGCTGAGTATATCCTAGATTTTCCCGTTCTTTCTTGTAAATCTCATCACTTGAAGCCCCTTGTATTTTCATTAACTCAATCTTTTTATCATAGACATCTTGTGTGTTTTTAAGATTACTAGTCAAATAATCCTGCGACGCTTTCAAACTTTTAGCCTGTTGTTCTTCAAACGCTTTTTGTTTTGCAGCTGCTTCTTTTGTTGATTCGCCAAACATATCCATAACTTCAACTAATGCCACTATACCTGCTATAACGGCAAAGATAGGTACTGCTAACATTGATAGTCTTAACAACCTCATTGCTCCCGTAGTCGTTCCTACCGCTGTTGTATAAGCATATTGCACAACAGTCATTACACCCGTTTTAACGGCATTTAAAGTAATCATTGCCGCACTTTGACGCTCAAATAAAGCACGAATCTCATTAACAGAATTTAACAACGTAGTAACTGCCGTTAATTTAATTAATGTCTTTTCAAGTTCCTTAGAATCCGCCCCAACTAAAGCCATCGAAGATTGAACTGCTCCATATCCTGCAACTATTCCACTTCCAATAGATAAAGCACCTTGTAAGTGTCTACCATCTTGACCCGTGTTAACTACCTGTTGCTGCAAATCACCTAAACGATCTTTTAACTGTCCTGCTTGTTCTATTGCTTGTTTGCCTATTGGAGATTCCTCCCCTGCTTGTAAAGCAATTGTTTGGTATTCTTTGACTGCTCTAGTCATTTCTCGCATTGACAAAGTACCGCTTTCTACCTTAGTATTAAGATCTTCAAATGCCTTTTGTGAATCTACAGAATTATCTTTAACAGTTTTATTAACTTCCTTTAAAGCCTTATCAATGTTATTAATATCCTTAACGGTGTTACCCGTATCTACTTTGGTTTTAAATACTATTTCCTTATCCATTATGCAAGTGTTTCAATTCGTAAAGTTGTACCATCTAATAAACCATCTGTTAACGTACCCGCACTATTTCTAACCGTTAATGTTATAACCGATGTAGATGTAACTACTTGTTCAATAGATGTGTTTCCAAATGATCCCAAACTAACAGTTACAAATGTTTTAGCAACTACAAATTCTGGAGAACTATTTGTAATTGTGTAGATTCCTGCAGATGTTCTTGCTAATGTAAATGTACCCGTATAATTATTAGTACCCTCTACCGTTGTTGGTGCAGCCGTTCCACTTTGGTATATTCTACCTAAAAAAACTTTATGACCGAACTCAAAGAAGTAGATGTCTTGTTTATCTCTACTGTAGAAGATTCCACTATCTTGATCTCTATATAATTCACCCTCGTAAATATCTGTAGCTATCCAGTCACCGTTTCGATGATCAGCACTTACAGGGATTGTAGCTGGTCCACTACCAACTTTTATAATCATTCTTCTAAACTCGTTTGTACAACTCATATTAATTACCTCTTATTATTCCTGCGTTAAAATTAGTGTCGTTATTCCCACCGCTATATATTCCTGTTCCTGTTCCTGCTCCTGTTCCACCATCATTAAACCCTATATTTTCATCATCTATTTCTGGATAAATAATTTGTCCGTTTATTGGATTCGAAGCTTCTATTATTCTAATTAACTCAATCTGTGTAGACGTTGTAACATTTGGATCAAAATCTTTTATCTCATTTAATTTAAATAATACACCGTTCCACATAACTAATTTACTAAAATCTAAATTGAATATATGATTAGAATTTAACTTACAATATAAAGTTACAATTTTACTGTCTTTTCCTGTTATTTCTTTTAAGAATTTTTGATGATAAACAGTATATAAATTGCTCGTTGTTACTATATTGTTTGGATATCTTAAAGTCAAAGGTAAACCCCAATTCAAATCGAAGGTGGGATTCTCATAATTATCAAAGTGATGAACGCAAGGATAAGTCGCAAGATCGGACCATGCTAAATGATCACTATCTTCTAATCTCCACGCTCCTGATTTTAAACCATTCCATACATAAACTCTAGGCTTACCCTTAAAAGGTTTAGCGTTTACACCATCAAATGATACTATTCTAGGTCTTACAAATGGTCTTGTATAAACTTGTGGCAAACTTTGAGCAAATGGCAATTGATAAACTCGTTCTCCAGTTTGAAATGTACTTGGAACGGTGTAAGTATGATCCCCATAACCATAATTAAACGAGTTATAATACTCTTTATTATCATAATCGTTGTCAACAGCCCATTTAAAGATATATCTTTTACCGTCAATAGTAGATGCTGGTTTTATAACTATCTCTTTACTGTGGTCTACTATATCTGTAATGTCTAAAAACTCCGATGTCGGCTGATAATAATCGTTTAATGGTTCTATAATTGAAATACCTGAGTAGTTTGGATCTTCCATATATAGGTTAAAAGCTAATATAACCGCACTAAGAAAATCACTTGCTTTCATATCTGGTATAAAACGCTCGATATTTACCAAGTCATCAGTTTGTAGACTAGTTTGTACACATTTTAAATTAATATCAAAATATGATGGTGATCCGTAAATATCATTTTGAAACTCAACTGTATATGGTGCAGAATTTAAAGTATAGGCAGTTCGTTCTATAGTTGCAGTAAATGAAATAACCATTTCCATAGTTATAATGTCATTTGTTTGAAGATACAAAGATACTTCTGCGTCAATAAGTCCGTTAACAGTAATTGCAGCAGTTTCAATTATTCCATTTGCTGCATAAATTTCTAATCCATTTTTCAATACTTTAAAGCCCCAACCTCCTGCAGCACCTAAATCATTACCGATAAAATCACCACTTATTAAAAAAGGAAGATTTAAATCTAAAACATAGTTACCTGCTTTTTTAATCTGTATATAATTCCAATGTCCTGCGCTTGTATTGGTATTATCTAAATAGTATTGATTGTAACCATCTGAAATTAATGTAGATATATTTCCATTCCAAGTTGCTAAAATATCTATTGTTTGTGCGTAGTAATAACCTAACATATTACCATCTACCGAACTAGGTGTTTTTGTAACTGTAAAATCAATTTCAGATGTAAAATGGCAATTTCTTAAAGCAATTTCACTTGCTGGGTAACTTTGTTTATCGCCCCCTCCAAAACCTAGCAACAACTTTCTGAATAATGCAGAATCTAAGAATGTACTTTGCCATTGAATGTCGGAAACTTTTAAACATTTTTCAAATACTTCCCTCCAATATATCATAGGTACTAAGTCCGAAACAGTCATTGTACTTGTAGCACTATATCCATAGTCTACCATACCATAATGATACCCGAAACCTGTAGGTAGACCACCACTAAAGTTAGATGTGTCCGAACCATTTACCTTTACCGATGTGTCCCAACTATTAACTATGTTAGTTCGTGTTAAGTTGTGGTTATATTCTCCCCATCCTAACTCCGATACTTTCAAGTCGCCCAACTTCATAAATAAATCAATGAAATTTGAAAACAAAGTACATTTAAAAGTGTAATTTGAATCTACTATTGACACTTCATTTAATTGGAATAAACCATCGAATATCAGATCACCCTCACTAGAATAATACTTAGCTTTTACACGCAATGTAGGATCAAAATCGAAACCTATATTAGTAGTGTTATTAACTGTTGAAAGTGATAGTAAATAAGTAGAACTAAAGAAGTCTAGATTTTTAGAAGTGCCGGGTAAAGAAATAGTTTTTGAATAGTTCCGCTTTCTTTTTTGTGGCTCTTTAATATCAGCTATTGAATAGTTCAAAGGTATAGGTGTACCCTGCTTTAAATCTAAATAAACTCCGTTAACTTGCAAACTCCCTATCATATTACAACTGATTTTCTAATGTTTGGTAAAGTAATAGTTACATTTTCTGTATATTCTTCTATAAAACGATCTTGATTCATTGTATAAGATGTGTTATCTATTGATACCCTATCATAAGACGAATCATAAATATAAACTAATGGAGAAATATAGCATGAAGATACTAACCAATTTTGGTGTGCCTGATCCAAGTAAGTAGATGTTAATGTTACTTTATCAGTAGCCGTCTTTAAGTAGCTAAATGCTCCCGAATTAGACGAATCAAAAGTGTATGCCGTACCTAACCAACTTCCGAATTGCTTTTCATATGAGAAACTTTTAATATCACTAGAGTATGAAGCGTTATGATTGAAATCAAACGTATCAAAAGAACCGTATTTGTTTAGCCAATATAGTGGGTAACCATTTAAACAATCTCTATTTAAATAAAATGTTTTAGTTTCACTTTGGTATGTACTTGTATCGTGATCCAATACTTTAAAAGAAATAGAATGTGTTTGATCTAATACTGTTTGTGTTATTTCTGTAACATATAAATCTGTGTTTAGATTAAACTGAACAACTCCCGCAGCAACTGTAGATTCATGAGTTACAAATGTCAACATATTACCATTTATGTCATTAAATATAACATATAAATCTAATAAACCGTAGTAAAACATTTGAGCGAAGTAATTAGCTCCAACCCTTACTTGTAAATCGTTTGGAGCATCTGTTAAAAACTTGTTACCTCCTCCTATTATATAGTCTTGCCAATCCCAGTTCTGAAACTCTTTGTTACTTAGTGATGACTTAAATACTGTTATTGCTGGGCTACTAGAGTAAGAGGCAAAAGCTGGTGTAGTACCGTAGAACTCTCTAATCTTAATATAAACACTTGACCAATTCGCAGCATCTACACTTCTAAGTGTTTGATTTATGTTAGGCACATTTAATAGTGATCTTAAAACCTCACTAGCATTAAAATGAGTTCTCGCTCCTATCTCTGGGTAAAGTTGGTGTGAACCTACTAAAACTGTATCCACTCTCAATTCCACTATATAACTGAAATTAGGTTGCCCTGTTTGATTGCTAGAAAAACTCCAGATAATCGGATTATCGGAGGGGGTGAACTCTTGTGGTGTTGAATGTATTGTTACTGCCATGAAGCTATTATTGTTAATTTAATTGATTCGCCTAATAATTTTTTGATCGGTGCTTCTAATACTGCTACTAGCTTTTCATTAATTACATCGTCGTAGAACGGTCTTGCTTTTTGTCCTCTTTGAATTAAGCTCTTACCTTCTACTTTACTTTTAGAAATCCAATTAGTGTACTTTCCATCTTGAGTTAATATGCCTCTATCAGTTTCCCAATGCCTTAAAG